GAAGCCAACAGCCTCATTGTTCTGTGTGTAAACGACATACCAATATCCCTTTGTAATTGGATAAATTTTGTCCGCTGGTAGACATGTTTTTTGAAGCAACGTCAACAGTTGCACCATCTTTGGTTGACGGATATCGACATGGACAACGCGGTATTTCATGCCCCCATAATGCCGGGGAATTGTGACAAGAAAAATAATTGTTGCGGCGGCCAAAAAGCCATGGTATAAACATATTAATCCGGGCTTTCCGGTGTATCAAACTGTCCCGGCAGACGACATACCGATTGATGCACTTAACTTGTATGTAAGGAATACATCATGGGATTCGCATCACACCTTGGCCCTTGGCTGCTCGGCACTGTTAAAAACACTACTGGCACCACTGCTGGCACTATTCGCAACATGGGCGCAACTGTTGTTACACAGACTGGCGTGACCACCGTTAACGATACCACTGCTACTACAGAATTTGTCTTGCCCGCTGGCGCACAGATTTTAGAATTTTATGTAGACATTACCACCGCTTACGCTGGTACTACTGGTAACACCATCACCATTCAAACCGCCGCTGGTAACTCTTTGGCTACCGTTGGTGGTGCTACAACTACACCTTTGGCTGTTGGCCGCGCAACTGTGACTGTTACAGGCGCACAGATTGGCACATATCTGAACGTTGGTTCAACTGACTTAATTGTCCAAGCAGTCTACGCTTGCGCTGGTACAGCTAGTGGCGGTGCTGCTACGATTACATGCGTGTACGTCGTGCGTGAATCTAACGGCTCAGCTAACCCCAGCCAAGTCTAATTAGTCTAGGGGGCTTCGGCCCCATTTTTAAGGAGATTAATTATGACGATGCAAACAGACGTAAAAGCCGCGCATACAGAAGCGACTGGCACTATGGTGTCTGGCCGCAACCGCCTCAAAGGTTATCACTGCATATCAGGCGGCACTGCTGGTGATGTGATCTTTCGCGACGGTGGTTCAACCGGCCCCCTTCTTTTGCAATTTAACATTAGCACTGGTACACAACCAATTACTATGTCAATTCCCGGCGAGGGCATTTTGTTTGGTACAAGTATCCACGTTACGCTACCCGGTACGGCACCCAATGTGGCAAAATTAACGGTGTTTTATGGCTAAGAGTCCAGCATGGCAACGCAAAGAGGGCAAGAACCCAAAGGGTGGCTTGAATGCCAAAGGTCGCGCCTCCGCGAAAAAGCAAGGCATGAACTTGAAACCTCCCCAGCCGGAAGGCGGCTCACGCCGAGACTCTTTCTGCGCAAGGATGACTGGCATGAAAAAGAAGTTGACGAGCGAGAAGACGGCCAAAGACCCAAACTCACGCATCAATAAATCTTTGAGAGCTTGGAACTGCTGATATGACTACCCATTCCGACACAGTAAAAAGCACACTGGATATTGTTTCGGTGTTTGCAGCTATAGGATCATTCTTGGAAATGTTTACCCCAGTATTTGGTCTTATTGGTGCAATCTGGACACTTATGCGGATTGCCGAAATGATTACGGGTAAACCCTTTGCTGAATTAATTCGTAGGAAAAAAGACGATGCCAGCAACGAGTGAAAAACAAAAGCGGTTTATGGATGCCGCTGCACACAACCCGAAGTTTGCAAAAGCTGCGGGCGTTCCTGTATCTGTTGCTAAAGAATTTAGTGACACGAGCAAAGGCCTGAAGTTTGGTAAAGGGACCCCCAAATCCCGTCCCGATCTTCAGAAAGTTAACAAACCTGAGACACTTCATGGCAAGATGTCAGTAATGAAAGGCGGCGGTATGGCTACAAAGATGAAAAAAATGAATATGGGCGGATATGCTGATGGTGGTATGCCCATGGTTATGAAAGACGGTCAAAAAGTTCCGGCTTTTGCGGCTGACGGAAAGGGCAAAATGGCCAAGGGTGGCATGGCTCACGAAGACGTAAAGATGGACAAGAAGATGATGCAAAAGGCCGTGAACAAACACGAAGGTCGCTTGCACAAAGGCCAGTCAATGACTAAATTGGCTAGCGGTGGCTCAGCTTCTAAACGCGCCGATGGCGTTGCTTCAAAAGGCAAGACTAAAGGCACAATGGTTAAAATGAACATGGGCGGCAAAGCCTGCTAAGGAACAATCATGCCAATGACACCAGCAGCAGCTAAAAAATACAAACCCCGCCGTGAACCCGGCTCTTTGAACGATGTTGTCTATTCGGATACAAAGAAGGCCGCAATGGAAGAGGCTCAAGCCATGAAAGATATGGCTAAGAATGAAGCCGACTACAACAGGTCTTTGACTACTGAAAACAAAGCCAAAGGTGGCTATGTTAAGAAGATGGCCTCTGGTGGTTCCGCTTCCAGCCGTGCTGATGGTATTGCCCAGCGAGGTAAAACTCGCGGGAAGATGTGCTGACATGGCAACCGCAAAATCCGCAGGTAACGTAGTTAAGTCTTTAAAAAAGGCTGGCTTCTATGAAGCAAGCAAGCCCAAACGTTTGGGTATTATTAATAAAGTCACAACTAAACCCCAGCGGATAGAGATGGTTGATAAATTGTTTTTAGCCAAGAAAGCTAAAGGTAAATCAAAATGATGGCAAGCCGTGGTATGGGTGATATCAACCCAAGTAAAATGCCCAAGGGTAAAAAGACTGCCCGTCGGGATAACACGGACTTCACGCAATACGCTGAAGGCGGTAAAGTAAACGCCGCTGGTAACTACACAAAGCCAAGCCTTCGTAAGAGGATTGTGGCCCAAGTAAAAGCCGCAGCTACACATGGTACTGGGGCTGGTCAATGGTCAGCACGTAAAGCACAGCTTGTTGCCAAAAAGTACAAGGCGGCTGGCGGGGGTTATCGAGATTGAAAGCGCCACAGAAGTCCTTAAAGGATTGGGGCGACCAGAAATGGAGAACCAAGAGTGGGAAACCGTCTAGTAAAACAGGCGAACGATATCTTCCAGAAGCTGCGATCAAAAGTCTCAGCACTGCTGAGTATGCTGCGACAACACGTGCAAAACGTGCTGGAAAAAAGGCAGGCAAACAGTTTGTTGCGCAGCCAAAAAACATTGCTAAGAAAACTGCGGGGTTCAGATAATGGCCACTAAGAATTGGATTGCTGGTGCGATCAAAAAACCCGGAGCCTTGCGCTCTGCGTTAGGTGCTAAAAAGGGTGAGCCAATCCCCGCTAAAAAGTTGGCAGCGGCAGCTAAGAAGCCCGGTAAAATGGGGCAACGTGCTCGTTTAGCTCAGACCCTTAAAGGCATGAAATGACCACTTCAGGAACAGCAACGTTTGATCTTGACCTCACGGAAATTGTTGAGGAAGCATTTGAACGTGCTGGTTCAGAGCTTCGCACAGGTTATGACTTACGCACGGCTCGTCGCTCGTTAAATTTGCTGTTTGCTGATTGGGCAAACCGTGGCATCAATATGTGGACATTTGAGCAGGGTACGCTTACCCTGACTCAAGGCCTAGCTACTTATGCACTACCGAACGACACAGTTGATTTGCTTGAGCATGTTATTCGCACAGGCAGTGGTAACGTTGCTACGCAATCAGACCTAACAATTACCCGCATAAGTGTTTCTACTTATGCCACCATACCTAATAAACTTCAACAAGCACGCCCTATTCAGGTGTGGTTCCAGCGTTTGGATGGTCAGACATCGTCCGTAGGGACTACGCTAAATGGTGGTATTTCCGCAACAGATACTACAATTACGTTGGCTTCTGTTGCTGGCCTTGCTACTACTGGCTTTGTGCTTATTGGTGCTGAAACCGTGCAGTATGGTTATATCAGCGGCAATCAATTGATGAACTGCTTCCGTGGGCAGAACAACACAACAGCGTCGTCGCATTTGACTGGCGTAGCTGTTTACTCGCAAAACCTTCCTTCTGTAACTGTTTGGCCTACTCCCGATGGAACACAAACCTACCAATTCGTTTATTGGCGTATGCGTCGTATTGATGATGCAGGCGGCGGCACTCGGACTATGGATGTACCTTTCCGTTTCTTACCCTGCTTGGTTGCTGGACTCTCCTACTATTTGGCGTTGAAAGTCCCCGAGGGCGCGTCGCGTTTGGATGTCCTAAAAGCTCAATACGATGAGGCTTGGCAGTTAGCGGCTGGTGAAGATCAAGAACACGCATCTCTACGTTTTGTGCCTAGGCAGACGTTTATTGGGGGTGGCTGATGGGTAATCGGTTTGCTTCCGGTAAGAACAGTATCGCCATGTGCGATCGCTGTGGTTTTCAGTTCAAACTAAAGGTTCTTCGCAAAGAAATTAAGAAGACCAAGACATACGACTTGCTTGTGTGTCCTGAGTGCTGGGACCCCGACCAACCGCAATTACAGCTAGGCATGTATCCAGTGGACGACCCACAGGCTGTGCGTGAGCCCCGCAGGGATACAACTTACTACACCGCTGGTACTAACGGCTTGCAGGTGATTGACTCGACAAGCACAAATCAATTAGCTGCTGGTTTTGTTACCGGTGGTTCTAGGGACATCCAGTGGGGATGGTCGCCTGTTGGCGGCGCAAGCGGTGTTGATGCATTTTTAACACCAAACTACTTGGTAGCAACGACTTATGTTGGTACAGTAACGGTATCTTAAGGAGCTTAATATGGCATACACAAAATCAGCCGACGGCATCGCAAAAAAGGGTAAGACAGACGTTCAAGTTTTCCCCAATAGCGGCCCAACAGCATCAAACCCACGTGGCGGCAAAAAATCCGCTGGCGTGACTAGCGAAGCGATGATGAAAGTCGGTCGCAACTTGGCTCGCGTAGCAAACCAGAAACGAGGCTAATCATGGCTAAATTCAGTAAAAAGATGATGGGTAAAGAAGTTGGCGATGCCGCTACTTACGCCAAGCCACATGACATGAAAGGTAAAGCCGTTAGCATGAGTACTAACCCCGGCAAGCCTTCAGACATTAGTAGCACCAGCACCATGAAGATGAGCGTTGGTAACTACAACAATGGCGAAAGCACAACTAAAACTTCTGGTATTAAGATGCGTGGCACAGGCGCAGCTACTAAAGGTTTGATGTCTCGGGGCCCGATGGCGTAATATGGACTACTCAGCACTTAGCGCCGCTATTCAGGCGTATACGGAGAACACGGAGTCCAACTTCGTGGCGGAGATTCCTGTCTTCGTTAAACAGGCTGAGCAGCGCATTTACAACTCGGTGCAGTTCCCGTCCATTCGCAAGAACGTGACAGGCGTAACGACCACCAACAACAAGTACTTGTCTTGCCCTAACGACTTTCTAGCTGTGTACTCCATGGCCGTGGTTGATGCGGGTGGTAGCTACGAGTATCTGTTGAACAAAGACGTCAACTTTATTCGTCAGGCATATCCACTGCCTACTGATACGGCTATCCCTAGGTACTACGCATTGTTTGGCCCACAGTCAACAAATGCTAATGAGTTGTCTTTTATTTTGGGGCCAACGCCAAATGCTGCTTACACAGTTGAGCTGCATTACTATTTCTACCCAGAGTCTATTGTTCAATCGCCTGTAGCTACTCTTGGCGCTATTACAGGTGGTAGTTCTTATACCAATGGCACTTACTTAAACGTCCCCTTGACTGGTGGCGCGGGCGTAGGCGCAGTTGCAAATATTGTGGTTTCTGGTGGTGCAGTAACTTCTGTCACCCTAACACAAGGTGGTACAGGTTACATTGTGGGGAATACGTTGAGCGCTACGGCTTCTACAATTGGCGGCACGGGCTCTTCATTTTCTATTCCAGTTGCTACCGTTGGTAATACACTTGGTACTTCTTGGCTTGGTGATAACTTTGATTCTGTGCTGTTGTACGGGTCTTTGGTTGAGGCATATACATACATGAAGGGCGAGACCGACATGATGGGGCTGTACAATCAAAAATACCAAGAGGCACTTGCACTTGCAAAACGTTTGGGCGATGGTATGGAGCGTCAAGACGCTTATCGTTCTGGTCAATACCGTCAGAAAGTAACTTGATATGGCGATCGTTCAGACCCAGACTACAAGCTTTAAAGCCGAACTGTACCAAGGCATTCATGACCTCACAACTGACGTCATTAAGATCGCCTTGTATACGGCAAATGCAGACTTAAATCAGGACACAACTGTGTACACCACAACTGCAGAAGTACCAAACACAGGTACGTATTCCGCTGGTGGTTCGCAATTAACCCCGATTACAGTCAGCACTTCTGACTATACGGCTTATGTTGGCTTTCCAAACATCTCTTGGACTGGCGCAATCACTGCTCGATGCGCGTTAATTTACAACTATAGCAAGGGCAATAAGTCTGTTGCGGTCATAGATTTTGGGTCTGACAAAACTTCAACTACTACTTTCACCATCACGATGCCAAGTAACACTGCTACCACGGCATTAATTCGTTCTTCTAATTAAGGAGCTTCCCATGACTATGGACAAAATTGCCGCAACCGACAAAGTGGAAGCGACTACCAAATACAACACAATGCCTGAAGACTCAATGAGCATTGACGGCTATTACACAGCTACTTGCTACAGCGTTGATGGCCAGTTGAAGTGGACCGACGTTATTGAAAACTTAGTTACCACTGTTGGTAAAAATGCAACACTCGACACCATTCTTGGCAATGCGGCTGCTGGCGCAGTTGTAATGGGCTTAAAAGGCACGGGCACAGCCCTTGTGACTGATACTCAATCAAGCCACGGTTCTTGGTTAGAAGTTGGAGGCACTAACGCTCCCGCTTACTCCGGCAATCGCCCAACACCTTCGTTTAGCGCCGCCGCTGCTGGTAGCAAGACAACTTCTTCTGCCGTGTCATTCTCTATGACTAGCACAGGTACTGTGGCTGGCTGCTTTATCAATATTGGTGGCAGTGCGACTAAGGATTCAACTACCGGCACATTGTTTTCGGCTGGTGACTTTTCTAGTTCTAAAGCTGTAGTTAACGGCGACA